GGGAAATGGTATGTCGGTCATGGGTTGGGCAGCGCCCATGCCGACCAGCCAACTATACGCCATAGGTGTAACGCGGCACGGATATTGACATCTGGGTTATATAAATCATCAAGTTTTTTGATGTAACCGTCTTTGATTAGCCATGTTTGGTGCACGCCGTTTATTTGGAATAGTCCTCGACTGCCGTTGTTGTTATCAGCTGCATTTAGGGCTGTTGGTAGGCATCGGCTTTCGCGTTGCATTACACGCAAAATCATTGGTGACTCGGTAATAGGCCAGCCAGCCACAATGGCGTCGTTTAAGTATTCCATGCAACCCTTGTATGGCAGCGTGGTGGTTGGTGCAACGGTTGGCAACGTGGGCACAACGCTGTTTAGCACAATGGTTATTTGTCCTGTGGTCTGTAGATGGCTCTCAGACGGCTTACTAGCGTCCCAGAGCAACGTAAACGCCGCTAAGCCAGTAATGAACCATGCGCCTATTTTGATGCTTAAAAATGTCATTTTTTCTCCAATTGGTATGGGGTGCCCCAGCTGTCGCCAATCGCGTTTTTGAACGCAATTTGCGCGTGTAGCACTTTGTCGGTTTCAGGGTCACGAAATATCTGTACAAGCACCATCTGTTCAGTGTCTAAATGTGTGGTGTAAACCTCGTACACATAAGTTTTGGCGTCTGCCATTTGCGTCTCCAATCGTCGGTACAACGACCATAGAGCATCACTGTGGCAATTCGGTGAATACTCTCTGAAACGCTTGTTTTACAAGGTTTGGCTGGTCTGCCATCTGTGGATTTATCTCCACGTGCAGCCAATCTCCACCGGGTGCGCCGTGTATTTCTGGCTTGCTGTACGACTTCCACGCTTGACGGTCACAACGCCAGCCACGCCCAAATGCTTTAGGAAAATAGTCAAGCACACATTCAACGCCTAACGCATTCGCGTTGGCTAACACAATGTTTATAAACGCGATAGTGCCTTTACGGTTTGCGTCTGGGTGTTTCTCTGACATCCGATACGACAAGTCAACTGCTCGACCAGTGGCGTGCACAGATAATGAGCCAGGCGTACCGCGCATGTCGCGTACGCCCCAACTGCCATTATTCCAAAACGCGCCTGCACCATATTTAATTGCTTGCCTAATCCATTCATCCATGCCGGCACGTGGGCCAGCTGCAGCACCGTCACTGTTACCTGTATACGGTTTTGATCCGATGACTTTAGGGTTGGCTGGTAGTGCTGACATCAGCAGGCTTTCGTTTAAGTCCGTTGGCAGCTACAAGTCCAGACAATGTGCCAGTCATAAAGATTGACAATGTTTTTAGCAAGTCAATGAAAGCTGCGTCGTTTGGTGCTTGCTCAACTGGTTGATCAACAAACAACAGACCGTACACAAAGCCGATCACTGTCATTGCAAAACATACTGCAATGGTGCAACCTACAAACACGATCATTCGTGCGTGAAGATAGTCAATTTCGCTTCGGTCTTTAGCCATTGTCGCATTGCCTAATCGTTACGCAATGTGCAGGTAAAGCACTGTTGCGTACAGTTTTCTTGTCAGCGTTTGAGCGTGTGTGAGTGCAAGACATCGGGATTATTGCAAGCATGACGCTAGCCAAGTAAAAGCGCGGCTTCATCGACTGTTATTCCTAGCCTGTCGAGAACAGCTTTTCTTGCTGTGGCTTTTTGTGTTTCGGCTTCGTTTTGAGTTTTCAAATCATCTTGCATGGCTTTATATTCTGCTAATTCTTGTTCGTTCATGTCACGGTCTATCACCGTGTCACCGTCAATGATTCGTATTTGTGTTGTGGTCATGTCATGCCTTAACTGAGTGAATATCCGTAAATGTTGCATGTGCCAGTTAAACTGCCACTATCTGGAACCAAAGTAAAACCTGTGTATGAAGTTGCATCGTTCAGGAATCCATTTGTTATACGCATTTGACCGCCAGTATCTGTTTGACTGATATTTGCGGTCATTGTTGTACGTTGTGTCAAAAACGGGTTTATTAAATCTATTGTTGAACCGCCATTACCCGCGCCAGTTGATAACAAAACATGACGAAACGAAGCAACATTTGTTTGCGCTGCACCTGATGGGCCAGTAGCGCCGTAAGTCATGTTTAGATATGCCCAATAATACCCTGTTGCCGTTGAACCAAGTTTTAGGGCAACACTGTCGCCAACTGATGCGTTGCTGATTATGATTCTGTAAGCGTCGTAAGTTGCACTAAAAACGTTTGTGAACGCTGTTGATGTTCCAGCCAAAGTGCCACCACCAACACGCGTCAATGCCCCAGCGCTTGCAGGCCCGACAGTAGCCCAAGCACTACCGTTGTAATACTGAACAACTGCGGTGCTTTCCAAATAACAAAGTTGACCGGCTGCCAATGCTTTGTTACTGCCACCAAATGCGGCATCACGCGTAACAGTGGTAGCAAACACTGGTACGCCTGTGCCAGCGCTTAGGTTTTGTTGCGATGCAGTAAGCACCGTGTTTGCCACAAACAATGGAACGGTGGTCTGCGTGTTTGCCATGACGGTACTTTATCCTATGCCAGCGCGTTCGTGGTAGATAGCACACCAAACGTAATATCATCCAAAATAAAGTCGTTAAGAATGGTGGTTGGTGACGTCCACAAGCTCATGCGGTGTCCGGTGTTCATGTCGATTACGTGGTCAATGCCTTCGACTGATAAATCCTGTGTCACGGTGGTGGGGGTACCGCTGGTAAACGATTTTGTGATGGTGACGGTCTGGCCTATTTCTATGGGTGCTAACGCCGTTTTTTGGGCGTCGGTCAAACTGGCAAATGTGGTTGACACGTTGGTAAAACGGGGTTTAGGTATCGGGTACAGCAAGTAACTGGCCAGCGTGGCAGCTTGCGCGTCGGTCGATAACAAACTGTCTGTGATTGCTTCCGTTTGCTTAAAATACTGGCTGATTGAGTCTGCATCGCTGGCGTTTTGTAGCGTGCCGCCAGACTCAATGGTGATGTTGCTGTTGTTAATAACCGATTGTTGGTCAAATTCGACCACAATGTTGTCGTAGGGCGTAGCGGTATTGGTGTCGTTAAAAATGACCGTAGGTGCCGCCAGGGTGGTACCTATGCGTGGCTGGGCTGTTAGCACGTTTGTACGGCTACAAAAAATACGGCCCTGTTCGGCCTGTTGAATACGGTTTAGATAAGCGTTTACGTTTGTGCCGCTAGCGATGGTGTAAGCGCCTAGCGTGGCTGTGGGGCTGGCTGTAAGAGATGTGGTGCCTGTGTACGCTGCGGCTGTTAAAACGGCTGTAATGCGTGCTGACGAGGTTTGGCTACTGGTAGCCGTAGACGGCAAACTGCCTTGTGACAGCACATAAATGTCGTCGGCAGCAAATATCTGGTAACTGGTCAAACCGCCCAAGTTGTATTGCTGGTTATATGTTGTCACTCGACCAGTGAACAAGTATTCGCCGTTACGGCTTAAACGGATTTGGCGCAACGGGGCTAACCCTGGCTGTTCAGTCAATTGGTTGTAATACGCGCTAGATGTGTTTAACGGGTCATAAGCGCGGTTGGTGTTGGGCACGCTGATACTGACTGACATTGTGCCGGGGCCGAACACGTCTAACGGCTTGTGGCGTCCTCGACTAATACCAATGTTTTGTACAACGGGCGTGATGTCCACATAATCGGTGCCGTCGCCATCAAGTACAGCTGTGCCGTTCAATGTTGAGTCGTCTAGGTAGAACGCTGACGAGTCGTAACCCGTAGACAATTCCAGCAAATAGGTTCCGCCAGTGACAAGTGTTGTTGCAGCCATTTATCTGATTGCCAAATTAAGTGGCCCGTAAACTTGTGTGTACTGTGTGAGCGCGTCGACTACAGATTGACCGATTTGTGCACTGGTTGAAATACCGCCAGTCACGTTAATGGTTACATCTGGTCGGTTTGCCATGCGGTCTTGAATGCCACCGACATAACCAATAGGGCCGTTAACGGGCGCGTATGACGGGCCAGCACTACCGCCACCACCGCCACCACCACCACCGACGCTAGGCAACGGTGCAGTCAATGTTGGCATTGTTGGTGCTGTAGACAAAATGTCGCCCACCCCACCGTTACGAGCTGCACCACCCGTCGATGCTGCACCACTGCCGCTGCCACCGCCAATGTTTGGCAAATTTATGTTTGGTAATTTTGGAATGTCTGTAAACGGGTTTATCAGGTTCATGCCGTCAATAATCATGTTGATGGTGTTAATCCATGCGTTAGCAAAAAACTCAAACCCTGAAATTAAGCCGTTCAATACGCCATTAACAATGGTTCTAAATGTCTCAAATTTGTTGTACGCGTAAACAATGCCAACAACCAGTGCGGCTACGCCTGCAGCAATAGCCGTAAACGGGTTTAATGCCATAGCAAAGTTGACTGCCAGAATGGCAACCGATATTGCGGTGATTGCGCCAGCTATTGCCAAAAATGCTTTCGGGTTGTTTTGTGCCCAATCTGCAAACTTTTGTAATACTGGCAAAACGGCTTGAACAACTGGTAGCAGTGCTGCACCGATTGACTCTTGCGTTTCATCTAACGAGTTTTTGAGTATTTTAAATTTGCCTGCAGCGGTATTTGCTGCCGTTGCGGCTGCACCACCAAACGTGCCACCAAGTATGTTCATTACATCATCAAGTGACGCACCGTCTTTAATTAACGATTTCATTTCGGGCGATAATGCTTGTAACCCTTTCATGTTGCCGCCGTATGCTTTTGCCAACGCGTCTGACACTTCACCCAATGACTTGCCAGAGCCAATAGCAATGTCTTGTGCAAGTGCCAACGCATCTGTAGCGGTCGCTACGTCTTTAGTGCCCGTGACAAGCACCGCCAACGCTGGGCGCAATTCACTGTCTGCAGTACCGGTCGCCCTTGACATGCTAGAAATCATGTCCTCTGTGGCTTTAACTTGTTTATCAGTTGCGCCAGTAACATTTTCTAAAGTCAATGCCAATTGAGCTTGTTGGGCTTCGTCCTCTGCGGCGGCTTTAACAGCCAACGTCAATGCGGCAGTGACCGAACCCAACGCTGCAGCTGCAGGAATAGCGGCTTTCTTGATTAGGAAATGCGCTTTTTCGCCAGCGGTTTCAAGTTGGTTAAAATCGCGAATTGCGCGGTCAAGCGCTTTCCCGTCGTACTCCGCAATTATTGGTATAGACAGCATTACAGCTCTTGCCTGACCACTCGCGCCGTCTCCAAAATCATTTTTTTCATTGGTTCCTCAATCGCTCTACGCGCACGATAAACGGCTGGCCCGATAAGTCGAGTGCGCCCAGCACCTACAAACCCTAACGCATCACCAAGTTTGTTTGCGTTTGCTCGACCAGCGGTTTCAAAAATAGCGGCGGCTGGGTCTTTTTGCTCAATAAGAATTACGCCCACGGCACCGCGTCGTGTGTCAATACGCAATTTGACACCGCTTTTGGCTTTAGCCACGCTAAATGGAAAGTTTTTGCGGTCACGACCCGGTGATGTCCAGTTGTATTTCATGCCAGACAATGGCAATGCGGTATACATATCCTGTGCAGCTTTAATTGCTGGCGCCGCTATTTCGTTAGCTTGCGCTCTAAAATCTTTTTGCAACTGTGGGTCAATTTTGCGTAACGCATTTATTGTGTCCTTGACCCCAACAACTGTGATAGTGGTACTGACCGACATTGCTACCTCTGGTTACGTGTTTCTAATATCGTAATCACAGTTGTTAAGTCGCGTGTGTCAAACTCGATTT